CGCCGCGGCGGCGCGATCAAGCGGCTGACCATTGTGTCCCCGGACCAGATGCGCGAGGATATTCAGGCCAACGCGCTCCTGGCCTGGCATTTCTACGGCGGCACGCGCACGCCGCTGCCGTCGTTGACGCTGTTGCCCGAGGAAGTCGTGTTCGCGAAGGTGCCGAACCCTTACGATTTCTGGCGCGGCATGGCGCCGTTGAGCGTGGCGCGGCTGGCCGCTCAATCCGATTACGCCAGCGCGCAATTTGAGAAGGGGCTGATGCTCAACAACGCCGATACGGGCGTGATCGTCGAGACCGACCAGCAACTCACCAGCGAGCAGCGCGAGCAATTGATCGCCGGGCTGCTGGCGCGCAAGCGCAAGGCCGGCACGGCGGATCGGCCGGCGCTGCTCTGGGGCGGCGCGAAGATCGTCAAACCCACCATCGCATCGGCGGACATGCAGTTCCTCGACAACCGCAAGTTCAAGCGGCAGGAAATCTGCGCGATATTTTCCACGCCGCAGGAGATCCTCGGGTTCACCGAGGACGCCAACCGGAGCGTGAGCGATTCCGCGCGTTTGAATTTCATCGAAAACGCCGTCACGCCGATCTGCGAACTGGCCGAGAGCGCCATCGCCCCGCTGACGCGCGCGTTCGATCCCGGGTTGTATGCATGGTTCGACCTCGATGCGCTGCCGATCATGCAGCGCGCGCGCCAGATCCGGTTCACCACAGCCAAGGACGCGATGACGACAATGGGTGTGCCGTTGAATGTGTTGAACGGATTGTTCGACCTCGGGTTGCCGGACGACCTGCCGCACGGCGAGGCGGTGTTCCTGCCATTCAGCTTGCAGGAATACGGAGCGCAACCCGAGCCGATGCCCGCGCCGGCGGATCAAAACCAGAACGCGGTCGTCCGCGCCATGAATTTCTTTTCGAGACTCAAGACCCAAGACTCGGGACTTGAGACTCATATTTGCGGCCCCAACCCCGAGTATGAAGCCTCGATCCAGGGCAGCGCGAAGTTGATGAAATCGAAGTTGTCGCGGTTCTTCTTCGAGCAACGCGGCCGGGTTTTGGCGCGGCTCGATTCCCTGGTGCCGCACGGGGCTGGGAAGAACGTTTTGGAGCAGCGCGCGCTCGATGATCTGGCGGTGAATACGCCGGACGAAAACCAGCGCCTGTTTTCGACGCTCAAAACGCTGCTCGTTCATGACCTTGAGTTTGGCGGGGCGCAACTCTGGCGCGAGATCGGTCTTAGCGGGTTCATCCTGCCGCCGAACGACGCCATTGCGTTCCTGAACATCCGGGCCAAAGCGATCAAGGGGATCAACGAGGCGACATGGGACCGGCTAAAAACGACGTTGCAGGAAGGGTTGCAGGCGGGGGAGAGCTACAACCAGATGGCCGACCGCATCCGCGAGACCTACAAGTTGAGCGACGAGCGGGCCGACAGGATCGCGTTCAATGAGACAAACACGGCGGTGAACGCGGGACGCAACGGCGCGATGCTGCTCGCCAAGGTGCCGCGCAAAGGCTGGCAGACGGCGCACCTCGAACACACCCGGCAGACGCACATTGAGAACGAGCTATTCTCGAAGGAAAACAACGGCATCCCGATTTCCGAAAAGTGGCCCAATGGACTGGCGTTCCCCGGTGATCCTAAAGGGGATCCATCGGAGACGATCAATTGCCGGTGTTTTGGGTATGCGATCCTGGAACAGTCAAACATCACAGGCATGAAATCCAAAGCCGGACTGCTGACGTTCGAGGAATGGCTTGAGACGAATCGAAACGCGGAGGCGGCCCAATGATCGGAATCGAAATCAAAATCGTTTTGCAAGAGTACTCCGGCGTTTTGCAAAGCATACCCGCGAAAGGTTAGACCATGAATAATTCAGCCCAGTTGCAATTGGAGAAAACATTTGGATCGAGATTGGTGACGTTGCGCGACGGACGGAACGGATTGCGCGGCGGCCTGCATTGCGAGGTGAAGGCTCCGGCGGATGCTGTTGCCGGCGAGCCGGTGCTGGATTTCATCGCCACCGACGAGACGTTGGATCGCTACAACGAGGTGATCAACCTGGACGGGTGGAAGACGGCCAATTACCTGGCTAACCCGGTTGTGGTGGATTCGCACAACTATTCGAGCGTGATGAAGATCCTGGGCAACACGACGGACCTGACCGTGGACGGCTCGAAGATGGTGAACCGGGTGAAGTTCGCCGTGGAAAACCCGTTCGGCAAGGTCGCCTACGGGATGGCCAAGAGCGGGTTCATCCGGTCCGAGAGCGTCGGGTTCATCCCGCTGGAATGGGTTGACGCGAACAAGCCGGGCGAGCCGGACCGCACATACATCTCGCAGGAGTTGCTCGAAATCTCGCTGGTGGCGGTGCCGGCCAATCCGGGCGCCACGGTCGGGCTGGCGCTCAAGAGCGGGGCGGTGGAAGCGGCGGATCTGCGGGATCTGGTGGAATTTTTGAAGGAATTTTGCGGTGGACAGGCAGACCCCGGCGCCCAGGCCGGCGCATCCGGCGGCGGGGTCCATGATGCGCAACTGCTGCAACTGGCCCGCGACGTACAGCGTGTGCTGCGCGGCGCGTAAACCAAACCGGGCCGTGGCTGGCCTTAGAAAGAAACGATTATGACTGAAGCACAAGAAACCGAGTTCCGCGGCATTCTCAACGGCCTGGCGGAGTACAAAGAACTGTTCCCATCGTTGAAAGACCTCGGGACGGTCGAAGGCGGGTTCGCGGCGATCAAGAAGCTGCCGGACACCATCAAGTCTCAGGAAGAGATCATCGGCAAATTGCGCGCCGACCTGGACACGTATCGCAAGGCGCAGATCACGGCCAAGCTGTCGCGCATCGTCACTCCCGGCCAGGTCAGCGAGGGCTGCGCGCTGCATCTCGGTGCGCTCGCCATTTGCGCGGCGCAACGGCAGGGCCGGTTCGAGATCATGGAATCGCGCCAGCGCGACGCCCTGATCGGCCGCGCCAAGGAAATCCTCGGCATCGAGATCAAGACGGCGTTGAGCGCGTCGGACATTCCGTTGCCGGTCGAGTATTCCGGCGAGGTGGTCGAGTTGGTCAGCCTCTACGGCGCCGCCCGGCGGTACGGGACGGTGTATCCGCTCGGAACCGGGTCGGTGAAACTGCCCCGGCTCAAGACCGACACGGTGTTCACGCTGCTGGCCGCGGCCACGGCGATCACTGAAAAGTCGCCCCAGACCGAGTGGGTCACGTTCACGCCGGAGAAATTCGGCGGCATGGTCCGGCTGCCAACCGAGATCGAGGAAGACTCGATTGTGGCGCTCGGACAATTCATCGCGCGGTACTCCGCGCGGAACATCGCGCGCGTCGAGGATCACAACTTCTTCATCGGCACCGGCGGCTCGACGGGGGCCAATGGCGCGGTGGAGGGGTTGACGGTCTCGACCATCACCAACAGCAAGGCGGTGCAAATGGCGGGGACCAAGACGCATTACAGCGACGCCACGCTGGCGAACCTGCGCGCGTTGCGCGCCAAGCCGGACGAGGGCGCAATCTCGAACAGCGCGTACTACATGCACACGTCGTTCGAGCAGCACCTGTCGGGGTTGAACACCGCGGGTGACAAGCCGTACATCGCCAACGGCATCAACGGCGCCAGCCTGGACGGATTCCCGATCCGCTGGGTGCCGATCATGCCGGCGTACAGCACGGGGGCGAATGTGAGCACGGTGTTCGCGTTGTTCGGCGATCTGTCGTTCCAATACCTCGGCGTGCGCGGGGGCATCCGGTTCGATTCGAGCGCACACGCGGGATTCGAGACGGATGAGACGCTCATCCGCGCTCTGGAACGGTTCACCATCGGCCTGATGGCCACGGGCGCAGTGGCGGGACTTGAAACCGCCGCGGCGTAACCGACGAAAGCAATCCGGGGGCGGGGCAGGCGCTCCGCCCCCAAAAACGAAAGAAAAAAAGATCATGAAAAGAACGCTGATCATCAGTCTGGCCTTCCTGGTGGCCGGCATTGCGTCCGCCGCCGAAGGCTACGTCTCCAAAACCGCCACGGGCAGCAACTCGGC